ATTCCTGAATCTAAAAAACAATGGATGCTTCTTAACGGTGAATGGGAAAAGCAAAACCCAAAGAGTAAGAAAGCAGGATTTCATATATCAGAATTATATAGCCCTTTTAGATCTTGGGTAGAATTAGTTGAGGATTTTCTTGAAGCTAAGAAATCACCTGAACTATTACAAACTTTCGTTAATACCACTCTTGGTGAATTATGGGAAGAACAAGGTGAAAGTATAGAAGCTGAAGGATTGATGGAATTGTGTGAACAATATAACCATGAAGCAATACCAGATGATATATATGCATTAACCGCTGGAGTTGATACACAACAGGATAGATTAGAAGTGCAGGTTATAGGTTGGGGTGAAAATTTAGAATCTTGGGTAGTTGAATACAGAATTATATGGGGTGATCCTTCCACAAAAGAAGTTTGGCAAGATTTAGATGATTATTTGAAGAATAGCTTTGTTACACAAGGAGGTCGCAAGCTCCCTATATCTGCAACATGTATTGATTCTGGTGGTCATCATACAGATCAAGTTTATACATATACTAGAACAGTAGCTAATAGAAGAATATTTGCTATTAAAGGTCAATCTCAAGCAGGTAAACCTATTGCAGGCCGACCAAGTTTAGTTGGTAAAAGAAAGTCTAGACTTTTTCCTGTTGGTTCAGATACTGCAAAAGAATGGATTCATGCTAGATTAAAAAGTAAAAATAGATTGATTCATTTTCCAAACACAGTAGACGAAGAATATTTTAAACAATTAACAGCTGAAAGAAGAGTACCTAAATTCAATAGAGGTAAAAAAATACTTGTATGGCAACAAACAAGAGCTAGGAATGAAGCTTTAGATACTTTTGTATATGCATTAGCAGCAATTCATATACTTCAACCTAATTTTGATAAGCTTAAACAAATGAATAATAAGAATATACAAAATACAGAAGAAAATATAGAAAAACCTAATATGATAAAAGAAAGACGCAGGTTATATAGAAGAAATCCTAGAAACTTTGTTACTTCCTGGCGCGATTGATTATACAATAAACACAGTTACATGTAATTTATATGGCAAATTTATTTGATAGAAACAATTATCCAACACAAGAACCCGATATTTTGGTGATAGGAGATAGATGGACTTGGCGTCGGCCCGATCTTGCAGCAACATATAGTCCTGATGATTATGCATTAACTTATGAATATCATGAGGATAGTGGCGGAGGAGGAAGCCACAAATTTAGTATTACAGCAACTGAAGTTTCAAATGATTATATTATCGAAATACCAAGTGCAACAACAGCAGCATATGCAACAGGAGATTTTCATTGGTATGCATATATTACAAGAACATCAGATTCAGAAAGAATATCTGTTGATGATGGTTACGCAAAAATAGAACTCAATTTTGCTGATACTAACGCAGATCATCGTAGTCATGCTAAAAAAGTATTGGATGCAATAGAAGCTGTGTTAGAAAATAGAGCATCTCAAGACCAGATGTCATATTCAATAGCTGGTAGATCATTATCAAGAATGAGTATAGATGATTTGCTAAAGTTCAGAGATAGATATAGAGCTGAATACAATAAAGAATTGAAAAAATGGCGTATAAAAAATAAACAAAATACAGGTAATACAATAAAAGTTAGGTTCTAATATGGCAATTTTTGATAATTTATTTAAACAACGTAAAAAAGTTGTTAAAAAACTAAGAAACTATAAAGCTAACCAATCAGATGGTTTATTTGCTGATTGGATTAGTGGTTCAAGTAACGCTGATAGTAATATCCGTTTTAATTTAAGAAAACTGAGAGATAGGTGTAGAGAACAAGCTAGAAATAATGATTATGCTAAAAGATATTTACAACTTTTAGTAACAAATGTTGTTGGACAAAATGGTATAAGAGTTCAGTGTAAAGCTAGAAATAGTGACGGCAGAATAGATTTAGTAGGTAACAAAATAGTTGAAGAAAACTGGATGAAATGGTGCAAGAAAGGTAATTGCACTATGGATGGTCGCATGAGTTTTCTAGATGCACAAAAACTATTTATTGAAACATTAGCACGGGATGGTGAAGTCTTAGTTAGACACATATCTAGTTCTAATCCTGATGAACCGTATAAAATACAATTCCTTGATGCAGATTATTTAGATGAGCAAGAAAATAAACTACTAAATAACAATCAAGAAATAATAATGGGTGTTAAACTTAATGAATTTAAGCGTCCAATATCATATTATTTATTCAAAGAGCATCCACATAACAATTATTTTGGCAAATATGATAGACAACATATAGAAGTACCCGCTGATCAATTATTGCATGCATACATAAATGAAAGACCAGAACAAACTAGAGGTCTTCCTTTTATGACTACAGCTCTGAATAGATTGAAAATGATTGATGGTTATGAAGAAGCAGAATTAATTGCAGCACGTGTTGCAGCATCTAAAATGGGTTTCTTTACATCACCCGCTGGTGATGGTTATGTTGGAGAAGATGATGATGACTATTCTCCTATCATGAATGCAGAAGCAGGAACTTTTGAGCAACTCCCAGATGGTATGAACTTTCAATCTTTTGATCCACAACACCCTACATCAGGCTTTGATTCTTTCCATAAATCAGTGTTAAGAGGTATAGCTTCCGGCCTTGGAATATCATATGTGTCATTAGCAAACAACCTTGAGGGTGTTAATTATTCATCAATTAGACAAGGAACATTAGAAGAAAGAGATAATTTTAGAATTTTACAAAAATTCATGGTTGAACATTTTATAGAACCTGTTTATAGAAAATGGTTACTAAGTCAAATGACATTTAATCCTATTTTTACACTTCCTAGTGATAAGTTTGATAAATTTGCAGATTCTACAATATTTGTTCCAAGATCATGGGGTTGGATTGACCCAGTTAAGGAAGTTAAGGCAAATGTCGATGGTTTAAATGCTGGTGTAGTGACCATGCAAGATGTTCAAGCAAATTATGGTCGTGATGTTGAAGAGTTATTTGAACAACATCAAAGAGAAGAAGAACTTGCTAAGCAATATGATGTCAAAACTGCATATCAGCCATTCGGTGCTCAAAAAATGCCAATAGATGCTGAAATACAAAAAGAAAACGAGCAAGAAGATGAATCCGAATAACGGTAAAGGATCAAAAAGACGACCTGTCTTCGTTAAAAAAGATAAATTTGATGAGAATTGGGAAAAGATATTTGGGCCAGACATGAAAAAATTAGCGAAAAAATATAAATGGAAAAAAACCAAACATGGCAAGCTATAAACCAACACAAGGTATGAAAGAAGAGGCCCAAAAAGGTCTTGATTGGCGTAAAGAACATGGTAGAGGTGGAACGCAAGTTGGTATTTCTAGAGCTAGAGATATAGTCAATGATAGAAATCTATCAGAATCAACAGTCAAAAGAATGTATAGTTTCTTTTCAAGACACGAAGTTGATAAAAAAGCTGATGGCTTTTCACCAGGAGAAGATGGTTTTCCTTCTAATGGTCGTATAGCTTGGGCACTTTGGGGTGGTGATGCTGGATTCAGTTGGTCAAAAAAAATAGTTAATCAATTAAAAAATGATGATAGAATAGATGACATGAGCGAAAAAGTTGAAAGACACATTAAAGATGTTCGTGAGACTGAGGATTCATACATTGTTGAATTTGGCAAATCAATGCCAGAAGAAAACGATGCTGAAAGACCATATGATCATGAAGATGAAGAAGAAAGAGCTGCTCCAGATGCTTTAGAGGTTGGAGATTTTGTATCTTGGGCATCAGGAGAAGGTAGAGCAAGAGGTAAAATAACACAAATATCAAGAGATGGTGAAATTGATGTACCTGGTACTGATTTTGCTATTTCAGGATCAGAAGATGATCCTGCTGCATTGATTAGAGTTTATAGAGGTGGAGAAGAATCTGATGATTATGCAGGACATAAGTTTTCAACCTTATCAAAAATAGATCCAATAAGATCAAAAGAAAATATACACGAAAGAGGTATAACTGAAGAAGTAGTTGATTTTTACATGAAGGAACCTTTGAAAAGAAATTTCGAATTTGATAGAAATAAAATTGACAAAGAAAAAAGAACAGTACAAATTGGAGTTTCATCAGAACTACCTGTAGAAAGAAACTTTGGATTTGAAGTATTAGGACATGAAAATGAAGAAATAGACATGGAGTTTATGGCTTCAGGTAGAGCTCCTTTGTTACTAGATCATGATGCAACAAAACAAATTGGTGTAGTAGAAGAGTTTGGAATCGACTCACAAAATAAAAGAACAATCGCAAAAGTAAGATTTTCAGAGAACAAAATGGCTGATGAAGTTTATAAAGATGTTTTATCAGGCATACGACAGAACATATCTGTTGGCTATCAAGTCAATAGTATGAAAAGAGAGGACGTTCAAAAAGATGATGTCCCCATCTATAGAGTTAATTCTTGGACACCTCTCGAAGTTTCTGCGGTTAGTGTTCCGGCAGACCAGTCACGTCTCGTTGGTTTCGCAAGATCAAAAGAAACACCTAAAATAGAAATTAAATCTAATGAGGATATAAAAATGGAAAATATAGTTGAAGAAACTAAAACTCCAGAAGTTAATTCTAATGAAGTTAGAGAACAACTAGCTAAAGAAAACGGAGCTATTATTGATCTTGGTGTTAAACACAACAAGAGAGATTTAGCTAATAAAGCTATAGCAGAAGGTGTTTCTCTTGCACAATTTAGAGGTCAACTTTTAGAGACACTCGCTAACGATAAGCCACTTGATTTACCATCAAGTGTTGATATGAATGAAAAAGAGCAAAGAAGTTATTCACTTCTTAAAGCTGTAAAAGAATCTGCTGCAGGTAATTTAACAGGTCTTGAAAAAGAAGTATCTGATCAAATTGCTTCACAAGTTGGAAAATCAGCAAGAGGATTCTATATGCCAACAAACATCGGTTTTGGCAAAAGGGATCAAGTAGTTGGTACTAACTCTTCTGGTGGATTCTTAAAAGGAACTGATCATCTTGGTTCAGAATTTGTAGACGCCCTATACGCAAGGCTCGTTATTGGACAAGCAGGCGCAAGAAGAATGGAAGGTTTAAAAGGGGATATTGCTATTCCTAAACTATCAGCTTCTGTAACAAACTCAGCTTTTGTTTCAGAAAATAGTGCTCCTTCAGAAGGTGCTGCAACATTCGCACAAGTCACCATGAGTCCTAAGACTCTTGCTGCTTATGTAGATGTTTCAAGAAAGCTAATGATGCAATCAGATCCTTCAGTTGAAGCAGTATTAAGAGATGATGTGATTAATACTTTTGCTAGAAAAATTGATGAAGTTGCAATTGAGGGCGGTTCTTCTAATGAGCCTTCAGGTATTATTGCTTCAGCAACAGGTAATGTTCAAGCACTAGGAACAAACGGTGCAGCAGTTGCTTATAGCGACCTTGTTGACATGGTTAAACTTGTTGAAGAAGATAATGCTATCCTTAATGATGCATCAGTTAAATTCATCGGAAACCCTAAAGTAACATCAAAACTAAGAAGCACATCTAAGCAAGCTTCTGGTGTTGAAGGTAACTTTATTCTAGGTGAAGATAACAGAATCTTAGGTTATGATTACCTATCAAGCACATTAGTACCTAGCGACCTTTCAAAAGGTACAGGTTCTAATCTGTCGGCATTAATATTTGGTGACTTTAGTCAGCTAATGCTTGGATTCTACTCAGGTGTTGACGTAATCGTCGATCCTTACACAGGTTCAAGTGCTGGTACAACTAGATTAGCATTCTTCCAAGACTTAGACATTGCTCTAAGACATGATGATGCTTTCTCAGTATGTAAAGATATCGTTACCACTTAATTAATATAAGTGTATGTTAAGGGCTACTTCGGTAGCCCTTTTTTTATGTATAATGGAACCATGAGCGATAACAAAATTAAATTCGTTTTCAACCAAACATATTATTATGGCGGTGAAAAATATCAGTCAGGTGATATAATCGAGATTCCTGAAAAAGATGCCCAAGATTGGGATAAAGCATATTTTGGTAACATATATAAACCAAAAGGAAGTAAAAAGAAAAAGGATAAATAATGAAAGTAGTAGCAACAAGAAAAGTATTCTATAACAATCATTGGTATAAAGCAGGAGATGAATTCAATTGTTCAGAAGGTGATTATGTAGGTCTAAAAGCAGCCGGCGTTGAAGAATATAAAGAAAATAAAGTAGAAAAACAAAATAAATCAGTTAAAGAATATAAAATTAGATAATGGCATTAGAAACAGCTCAAGACTTAGAAAATTTCTTTGATACTGAAACACATGGTAAATCTGCATCTGTTTCTATAAATGGTACAAGTTCTAATATTAAGGTTATTTTAAATAACGAGTATTTCGCCATTGAGGGTGAATCTGTTGATGTTGACGGATCACAACCTGTAGTTACTTGTAGAAGTTCAGATATATCTGGAATAGATACATCAGATACAATCACTATAGATTCTATTATATATAATATTGTAAATATTCAACCAGACAATACAGGAATTACTATATTAATTTTACAAGACCAGTGATTATATATAGTGAAAACCAATTAGATGATGCTTGGCAACATGATTGCCGTATGCGTTCATTGTCTAATAGAATGTGGATTACTAGAACTAAATATGAAAAATTATTTGTTTATTATCTACAATCTGTAATAGATGGCGATGAATTTATTAAATTGGATATTTATATACCGGAATATATATTAGATAATATGGATCAAGAAATAGATATATACACAGAGGAGAGATTACATTGATAGAACAACTTATAAAACCAGTCAGCAAAATACTAGATAAGTTCGTTGCTGATAAAGATTTAAAAGCAAAACTTAAGCATGAACTTGATACAGAAATACACAAAGCAAACATGGCACAGATTGATGTCAATAAAGTTGAAGCAACCCATAAGTCACTATTTGTCGCTGGTTGGCGACCATTTGTGGGTTGGATTTGTGCTTGTGCTTTGGCATATCACTTCATTCTTCAACCGATCTTGGTATTTGCCATATCTGTTTATGGGGTATCAGTTACACTTCCAGACTTCGATATGAATAGCTTGATGACTGTATTGTTAGGTATGTTGGGTCTAGGTGGACTAAGAACATTTGAAAAAGTGCAGAAAGTCTCAAGAGAGAAGTAATGCCGAAAAAATCCAAATCGCAATTTGCATCTGAACATAAATCTGCTTGTGGTGTAAATGGCAAGAAAACATCATTAGGTAGAAGAAACTTTGGTTCATCAACGATGAACAAGAATAAGAAAAGAAGTTATAAAAAATATAAAGGCCAAGGCAAATAATATAAAATTATGTTATGGCACATTATAGGCAACAAATAAGAGAGCGTATAGCTACAACGCTTTCTAGTTTAGATTCTATTGGAGCTAATGTTTTTGAATCAAGAATATATACGATAGAAGAATCTAAATTACCTTGTATTTGTTTATACACAACATCAGAAACAAGTGAACCTATTTCAATGTCTATACCAAGATCAATAGAAAAAAACTTAGATTTTACCATAGAAGCATATGTTAAAGGACAAAATTCATCATCAGATATAGAAACGATAATAAAAGAAGTCAAAGAAAAAATGTTTACAGATAGATTAATTAATAATTTAGCTAAAGATAGCTACTTAATTACACAAGAATTAAATTATAATGGTCAAGGTGATAAAAATATCGCTACATGTTTATTAACATATAGGGTTTGTTATCA